GATTATGTTAATCCTTCCGCTGCTGTTGAATTGTATGTAGGTGCTTCAGCTCCTTCTGCATTCTAATTATTTAGGGAGTCTTTATGGCTCCCTTTTTTTATTTATATATCTTAATTATGGCTATCCCTACCACTAACGCTACAGAAGAATTACCTGCTATAAATCAAATACTGGCGTCAGTTGGTCAGGCTCCAGTTACTACTCTCGACCAAACCAACCCAGACGTTGCGATTGCTTACGATACTTTACTTCAAGTATCACGAGAGATACAATCTGAAGGATGGACATTCAACAAAGAACAAGACTATCCATTCACACCAGATAGTAACAATGAAATCTTAATACCTAGTAACGTTTTACAGATAGATATCTCTGACGGTACAGGTCATGAAGAAATGGATGTAATAAGAAGGAAAGGAAAATTATATGATAAACAAGAACATACATACACATTTACAGAAGAACTTAAATGTGATGTTGTCTGGTTATTTGACTGGGTAGATCTACCACGTCCAATACAAGATTACATAACAGCTAGAGCTTCATGTTTTACTGTCTCACGTATAGTAGGTGATGGTCAGTTATATCAAATGTGTATGCAGAAGGAATCATACTGCAGAGCTATGGCCTTGGAGTATGAATGCAACCAGGGAGATTACACATTCTTTGGTCAGCCTAAAGATGGTAACTACTACAACAGTTATAAACCTTACATAGCCTTACAAAGATAATGCCAAATGTATCACAAACAATTCCAAACTATATAGGTGGTGTATCTAAACAACCTGATAATAAGAAGTTCCCTGGACAATTAGTTGATTGCATTAATGCATATCCAGACCCTACATTTGGTCTAACTAAAAGACCTGGGTTTAAATTTATCAAAGGTCTAGGTAATGAAAACATTTACTCAGATGCAAAGTGGTTTTACATCCATAGAGATGGAGATGAAAAGTATGTTGGATGTATTAAAGGTACAGCTATATACATATGGAATGTAACCACTGGTGTAGCTGCTACAGTTACTTATAACAGTTCAAGTAATACATCTTACTTAACATCTACTACTGCTAATGATTATGATATCTTAACGGTACAAGATACTACGATTGTCACTAACAAACTGAAGACAGTTACAACTCAAAGTGCTCCTTCATTTGTAGCTAATAAAGTAGGTACTGTCTTACTTAAATCAGTTGGTGATTCTCAGGTTTATTCAGTTACAATTAATGGTAGTGCTTATACATATACAAGTGATGCCTCAGCTACAGCTGATGAGATTTTAACTGGACTTAAAACAGCAATAGATGCTGCAAGTATTTCAAACCTAACGGTAACTAAACTAGATACATCATTAGAACTCAGTCGTACCAGTGCTTTTACCTTAACTGGTAAAGGTGGTGCAGGTAATGATCAGCTTGTTACTTTTCAGAATCAAGTTGCTAACGTAGCAGCTCTACCTGATAAGTCAGTACATCACAGAATAGTAAAGATAATTAACACAGCTAACTCAGCAGAAGATACATACTATTCAAGATTCATAGCAGATAACAGCGCATCAGGTGCTGGCTATTGGCAAGAGTATGTAGCTCCAGATGTATCAGTAGGTTTAACAGCCTCAACTATGCCTCATGAGTTAGTCAACACAGCTACTAACACCTTTGTCTTTAAACCGATTAGTTGGACTGAGAGGTTAGTAGGTGATGACACAACCAACTCACACCCTAGTTTTGTTGGTAAAAAAATTCAGCAGTCTTTCTTCCATAGTAGTCGCCTTGGATTCTTAACAGATGACAATGTATCTATGAGTCAGGCTAATGAGTTTTATAACTTCTACCATGTATCAGCTCTAACTCAGGTAGCTAGTGATCCTGTTGACTTAAGCACTTCAAGCATTAGACCAACCCTACTTACAGGTGTATTACCTACAGCTCAGGGTTTGATCTTATTCAGTAAGAACCAACAGTTCTTGATGTTTGCACCTAATGGTATCTTTACACCTACAACCACAATTATTCGTGGTATCTCAAACTTTGAGATGGATATCAACATAGATCCTGTAGATAATGGAACCAATATAATCTTCGTCAGTAAGACCCCCAGCTACACGCGAATTTATCAGATGACCACATCAGGTCAAGAGATGAATCCAAGCGTCGTAGACATCGGTAGAGTGGTCTCTGAGTGGGTTCCTGATACTGTTACTAATCTATTAGCCAGTCCTCAGAACTCATTTATTGCAATGTATGGTCCTACTAAACAGGACATATATTTCTATAGAACATATAACGATGGTAGACAAGAGACTATGCAGTCTTGGTTTAGATGGTCTTTACCAGGAACTGTTCAAACAGTAGCTGTTGATTCAGATGTTATGTATGCGGTCACTATGCAAGGTGGTCAATATACACTTCTAAGTGCCAGTATGAATCAAACTCCAGAGGAAACAATTCTTGTTAACTCTCTTGGAGAGAAAATGAATCCTAGTGTTGACTTATATGCAACAGCTAGTTCCGTTGCTTATGACACAACTGATCCTGTTAATCCATTCTCTAAATGTTATATACCATTCAATAACGTTACAGGTTTGACACCTGTTATTGTTATTGCTAGTACAGCTGCCAGTTTATCTAACCCAACCTATGTTGAATCAGGATTCACCACCACTCCTACCGTAGGTACAGATGGTACTGGTACATACTTTAAGGTTCCATATAAGGATTTAAGTGCTACAGCTGTTGCTGCATTAGTTATTGTAGGTTTTAAATATACGATGGATGTCTCACTACCTAAGACATACTACAGACTAGATCCAGAAGGTAAGCAATCAGACTATACATCTTCATTAACTATAGCCAGATACAAGTTCTCAACTGGTTTATCAGGTGTATTAGGATTTAAACTAAAACGAAAAGGAACTACAGATTATACAGATGTACATGCAGTAGCAGAAGCAAACTTCTACTTAGCTAATGACGTACCACTAGCTGATCAATCAGTAGTTAACGTACCTATACATCAGAAAAATGAGAACTTTGATCTGAATGTATATAGTGATTCACCCTTCCCCGTGTCACTTACAGCAATGATGTGGGAAGGATATTATTCACCCAGATTTTACAGAAGAGTATGACCACCCTTGAAGAAAGAGAAGTATTAGGAAAAACTACCATAGATATCATTAGCCAAGCTGCTGGAGAAGATGGCTTTGCTTTTGAATATCTATGGATGTGGGCTAGGATGTCACGTACATTAGATGACATATTTGATGCTGATCATGAAGTAACAAGAGAAGAGTTACTTGAAATATTTGAATATATGTTTGTCAAGATGCCTACTAATCCTTTTTTTACTGAATACAAAGATGTACTAACTTCACAACACGTATCTATGTATAACGCATGGATGGCAGCTAACGCTTGGGAACAAGGAGATGAAGTTGATCAAATCTATGCTCATGTATGGAGAGATGCACATCATGAAGTAGTACCTATTGTTGCTCTACTAACTCAAGGTTATGAAAAAATGAAAGAAATTTCTGACCTAATTCGTAAAACATTTAAAAAGAAACTCGGAGATTAAATTATGTCAGGTGGTGGTGGTGGTGGCGATGATGCCATTGAATTTCAAAGAGAAGCTGCAAGAAAAGCCTATGAATATGATACTAAAACGTATAAATACCAATGGGGTGATAATGCACAGGAAGGTCAATATGTAAGAGGTGGTGAGATACACCGTAAGTATGCTGCTCAGTATGATGCATACAATAAACAAAGGTGGGCTGCTAGAGATGCTAGAGAGTTTCAACAAGCTTCAGCTCAAGATTCTTATGACTATGGTAGGCAAAGAGTTGATTTCGAGTACGACATGCAACGACGTGCTAGAGATCAACAAGTATCTACTAAGAATGATCAATTAACTGAAAACACTCTTACTAGAAATGCTGCTGATGCTAATGCACGCCTTATACGAGACGAACAATTACAACAACAAGGCTTTAATAGTAGACAAATTTTACAAGAGTTCTTACAAGATCAAGGAACCTTTGGTTTTGAAAGAGAACGATTATTAAATGATCTAGGTTTAAACGAGGAAAGATTAGATAATGAAGTAGCAAGAGCTAGGTCAGATTTAAACACTGCTCAGAAATTAAGTGCTGGTTCTACAAATCGACAAAAACTTGAGCTACAGATAAAAGAAAACCAGTTAAATACAAAACAAGCACAGAATGAATCTGATCTCACATCAGCTGTAGCTAAAGCTGCTAGTGCTACTGACATCACACAAAGAACTGCAGACTTAACTGAAGGTAAGTTATTAAGTGAAGAACAGAAAGCAAGAACAGTACTAAGTCAAAAAACAGGTGATGCAGGGTTTGATAGGACAGCTGTTGAATTAAGTTATGCTCAAAAAGCTGGTGACATTGCTGCAAGTAAAACTGCATTAACTCAGGACTATACAACTAAAGAAGCAGCTACTAAATTTAATAGATCTGCTCTTGGAATAGATACAGCTGAAGTTAAACAAAGACGTGATTATCAAACAGATGCAATTCTGCGAGATTTACAAAACCAAAAAGCACAAGCTAAGTTTGGTGCAACAAAAGCTAATATTGATGCACTAACAAAGGCTGGTCAAGCACAGGTATCTCAAGCAGGTAGATCACAAGGTAAGAGTATTGTTGCCTTTATGGGTGAAGTTGGTAGACAACAAGCCGAGATGGTTAATACACTTATACTTGCACAAAAGTCAGGTGAAGAAAAAGTACGTCAAACAAAGATGAGTGCTTTAAATGATATACAAAGATCAGCTATAAAATCTCAACAACTAGATCTTCAATCATTAGAGAACTTAAATAAATTATCTTTAGGAATTGATCAGGCAAATAGAGATTTAAGATCAGCTGGTGATATCAAAGGTCTGGAATTAGATAAGATTACTAAAGGTGTTGCCGATGCTACTGAGCTTACCAATCTAACAGTACAAGATTTACAAAGAGAAATTGGTGGTAGAAAAGGTTTAACTATTGCCAACCTTCAAGATATTCAAAAAGACTTAGCAAGTAAGCAAAGAGATGCTGCAATACAAACTCAAGATATAAGTCAAACAAGACAGGGAGAAAGAGGCTTAAGTACAAATAGGATACAATCTATACTTGATGAATTATCTGGTAGAGAATCTCAATTTGATGTTACTAGAACATCAGTTAATGAACGTAGAGATTTACTAAGGCGTGGTGCAAATATAGGAGAACGTAAAATATCTCAAGGTATGGCAGATTTATCCACACGTTATGGATTAAATCAAGAGATTGTTGATGCTATGAGGTCTAGTGCTTCTAACCAATACCAACAAGCATTAACTGAAAACGAACGAGCTAAAAGTCAAGCTGACTTAAGTGCTAAAGCAAGGGTCATGATAGATCCACAAAGAGCACCATATGCTCCAGCACCTAGACAATTACCAGTTGTAGAGTTTGTAGAACCAACATTACCAAAAGTACCACCTGCACCAATTGAAGGAGCAAAGATGTCATACGGTGGCATGGGTGCTTTAGATGCAGCTATGGCTGTTGGTGGTGGTGCTTTAGCAGGTATCAGTGCTTATGCAGGTTTAAAGGCTGCAGGTATGGCAGGTATGGCAACACCAGTTGGTTGGGCTATTGGTATTGGATCAGTATTATCATCATTTTTATAAACAATGAGGAACATTTCGTATCGAGGCTATGGTCGTCGTACGTCTAATCAACCTATACAACTCCCTGATGAATCTCAAAAGATCCTTTCTGAGGGTCAACGTATCTTACGAGGTATGGATAGAGCACAGGAGTCGAAGGAAAAGCATGAACGAGATCAGATCAGAGCAACTAAAGAAAAAGGTCAGGTAGAATCGGCTGATGTAGTTAAAGCAACTAATAATGCAAATGAATTTACACGAGCTATTAGAGATGCTGAACTACATAATTTAAAAACTGAATACAACGATATCAAGGTAAGAGAAAAAGAATGGGAGATGAAGCAACAGAAGAAAGATGATCTTCTTAAGTTAGCTCCCAAGCTTTTCAGTGCTTACGTTGAAATGGAGAAAGGTAGAAATGTAGAACTACAAGCTGCAGGTCAAAGGATTTTAATTGACTCAGGTCTAACCCCTGAAGAGCAAAAGATGTATCTCTTTGGAGATAGATCAGCTCAGAACGTAGAGCAAGGCGTTAATAAAATGCTTGCGAGGTTAAAAGGTAACTTAGACCCTGACCAATTAAAGTCATTAAAAAACCTTAGTGGTAGAAAGCTTTTAGGTGCTCAAAAGTACTATGCACAGAATGCAGGTAGATCTTTATATTCTGAACAGCTAAGAGAATGGTCTCAAAGCTATGAGCATGATTTTGGTAACGGTAAAAAGCTAAGTTTATTTGACATCACTGAACGAGGATTAGGTGATGAATCAGATATGAACCAGCTTAGGGAGATATTTGATACTCAGTTCTACAAACAGTTTGGAGGTACAAGTAACCTAATTCTAACTGAGGAAATGAAACCTTGGATAGAAGAGAAATGGGGTGTTAGTACAAGAGGGTTAAGTGCCAAATTACGTAAGGATTCAGTTGGTGAATACAAAGAAGCAGATAGAAAAGAGCTTATATCTACTATTCATGAACAAGGTATAGCTAATCCTGGTAATGCATTTGTTAGATATATAAATGAGAAGTCAGGTGGTTTAGGTGAATTAAGAGGAAAGGTAAGAGGTGAAGCTTTTGGCATGATTGCCACTGCAGTAACGAAAGGAGAAATTACTCCAGAAACATGGCAAGACATAAAGAACCATTACTTTACTCTTGATGGACAGAAAACACCTAGTCGTATAGGAGCACTATATAAAGATGAAGTTGCTCAAGTCGATGCAGCTATTCTTAAAGCTGAAAAGAAATGGGTAGAGGATAGAAAATCAGAAGAGAAAGTATTTGACTATAAACAAAAGGAGAATGTATTCAACTTTAGGATGACCGAGGGGCGTCCTATGAATGATAATGAGATTGTTGAATTAGAAAAGAGATATGAGGAATTTGGTTATGAAACACCTACTTGGTTAAAGGATTATAGGAGCCAGGAAGAGTTAGAAGTATCAGATTCAAAAGCAGTCTTAGATGACTTAGTTAAAAAAGACGCTTTGACTATGGCCGAACTTGTAGGTAGTAGAAGATATAATGCTGATATTGTAGATGCATATATCAAGAAAACTATTGATGGGCCAGAGTCAGTATCTCAAGGAACTAGAACAGGTTCTAAGTCAGCTGTAAAAAATGCTGTAGATAGTTTATTAGGTGATATAAAAACGACTGAAGTCAGAACTGATCAATCTCTCATTATGGGAGCTATGGCAGAAGATATTCTTGTAGATCGTGTCCATGATAGTTTAGCTGCTGGTGTACATCCAAATGCAAGAACCGCTTGGGTACAGGAAGCAAACGCTTTAGCAAAAGAGATCAAGGCTGAAGAAGGTATATGGAAACTAGTAAAAAATGACAATGGTACTAATGTAATTGGTGATGAGGGAGGCTTTGAGTATTTAAAGAAAAATCTTTCATTAGATGAGAAAAGTATCAGGTATAGAGAAAAAGTAGATAAAGATAAAAACTATATTGATAAGGCTGGTTCATTTAACAAAATAGACATCCGAGAAATACAAGGTGTAGCAGCTGGAAAAGATATACCAAGTTTTGTTGGCACTATCGCTGCAAAGATGAACGAAGATCCTTATGAAGTAATGAATAGGATTCTACGTGCTAATGGTGAGAAAGAGATTGAACCAGCTGGCATGGCTAGGACAACTAGATTTGTATCTCCTACTTTTAGAAGACTGGTATTAAAAAAACCATCTACAGCTAAAACAGTGGAAGCTGTAACTAAAACTACAGAACAAACAAATACTGGTACTGACTCTGATGAACCTGTTTTAAACCTACTTAAGGAAAAAAAAGCAGTCAATAATGGTGAACATAATTATGTACTTGATAAGCATGGTCAAACCAATACTGTAGATATATCAACCTACTCAACAGGTGATGTTTATAACACATTTAGAGTTGGTAATAATATTGAGTTTGGTGTTTATGCAGCAACTGGAACTGAACTAAGAAACGCTATTGATAAAGGAGTCATTGCAACAACTGATCCTTTTGATGCCTTTACTCAAGAAACCCTTCTAATGGAAAAACTTGAAGGTCTTGGAATGTTGAAGGTAGATGATGATTATACTATTCCAGGTGTAGGCCAAGCATGGGTTGTACCAGAAGTAAGTACTAACGAAGCCTTACGTACAGTCTTTGGAGATGTAGTAAGTGGATTAGCAAAGACCGTTGTTAAAGAAGAAGGTATTGTTGGACTTGTTGAAACAAAAAAAAGAGTTGATAAAGCTGGGCTTGATACAGCTAAAGCACTTACTGACGTCAAAAGAAAAGGCGATAAACTTATGGCTGATGCAGCTAATACTGGTTGGCAAGTAAGAAAAGCTGTTATCAATAAAATAAAAGATCCAACAACTAAAGCATTCTTCAAGCGTTTAGGTGAAGAAACTGCTGATTTATTTATACAAGCTATGGCTGAAGTAGATGAGCAGATGAAGAACTATACGATTAATAAACGTACAAGACGTCTTAGTCCAATAGATCAAAATAATATATTTTCTCAAAGAGGAATCAACCCATACAAATTTAAACCCGAATTATTAGGAGAGTTCCATGGAGGATGAACTATACGATAGAGTCCTCGATGAACGGAGAGACCTACAACAAAAAGAAGTTGAAAGAGAAGAAGAACAGCAACAAGAAATCGCTGCTGTAGAGGAAGTAACTACTGAGAAAGCTCCAGAGGATTACAACCTTGGAGATAATGTTAAAGAACTAGGTAGAGCTGTAGTTGGTGGAGGTGTAGATATCTACAACAGTGTAGGTTCATTACCTAAACTTTTTGATAAAAGATTCTACCAAGCTACAGATCCAGAGAATCCTTGGAAATATGATGCACCTTGGTTAATTAAGGGTGCTCCTATAACGAGAACAAAATGGGGTGGTTTCATACGTGGAGGTACAGAACTAGCTGGTGGTCTTGTAGGTACAGGTAAAGTCCTATGGGGTATAAAAGGTCTTAAAGGACTAGCTACAGCTGCTAAGGCTACACGCATGGGACGTATTGGTTTAAGTGCTGTACAAGGTGGTACTTATGATTTAATCAGTAACCAATCACAAGAGAAGAACTTAGCAAGAACTCTTATTGATGTAAAACCTCAATGGGCTGGTGTTCTTAATCCTATTGCTACTAAAGAGGATATGTCACCTGCTATGAAATCTATGTTTAACATAGGTGAAGGTCTTGGTATTGGTGCATTATTTGATGTAGCAGCTGAAGCTGGTGGTTGGGGTATGAGATCATATTCGGAGTCAATAAAGAAGTCTTCGAAAAAGATTGTCAAACCTGATCCAATCACTAAAGCTGTTGATGCTAGTAGTGATGTTGAATATGCAAATAAAACTCAAGTAGTTGAGACAGGTGCTATCAAGTCATACGAAAACGCTAGAAAAAGATCAAAGCAAAAGCGACCTCCTTGGAAATCATTACCAAAGGAACAGAAAGAGCAACTAAAACAAGTCTACGCTGATAAGAACAATATGGATTGGGGTCCAAATAGAGACCTTGATCGTAGAGCTATAAAGCAAGGTCAAGCAAATAAAGAGTTAGCTCTTGAGCAGCTTGAGTCTGACTTTACTAATGGTTCATCTAGAACTAACCCTGCTTACTACAAAGGTGGTGATATCTCTGATAACCAAGCGTTATCAAGTTCATCTAAACCGATGAAAGGTGTAAGAGACATGATACAAATTCGTAATGATCCATCTCAGAAGTATGGTTCTCCAAGGGGAACTATCACTGAGGCGAATATCAGAAGGAATGAATATCAAGCACCAGGGATGATGCTTAGAGAAAGAGATATCTTAGCTAAGAATCTTGTAGCTGATCCTTCTTATCAGAAGATATATGGAGAAGCAATGCCAGAGGCTATTGCTGAAGACTTAGGTAATGCAGGTGTAGATCTAATCAGGTTTGTTAATGACTCAGGTCATAGCAGGTTGATGGATATACCACAAGAAGATGTTATTAAGTACATCAAAGATAAAGATGCAAATAGACCTACAGCTATTGAAGGTATTGGGATACTTAACAAATCTCAGTTAATAGCTACAGATACAGTTCTTGGTCAGCTTCTATATGAATCAAGAGACTTAGCAAAAGCAGCTCTTAGTGTTGCTGATGAGATAGATGTTGGTGCACCTGGAGGTTTATTAGATGGTATCATGGCTCGCTATTCAGCTATTGCGAGGATGAGAAAAGAAACCAGTATGCTATCTAGTTTTGAACTAAGAAAGTTCAATTCTGGAGGCAAGCTTAAAGATACCCTTCAAGAAGCTGATGTACGAGGTAAAGCATCTGATGCTGCAGCTAGTGATGCTGCTGCATTTAAACAGCTATTACAAGGTGATGTAGATGATGATCTCTTAGAAACATTTATACACTTTACTGCTACTTCAAATGGAAGTAAGCAGACTTGGAAAGATATGAATACATTCTTTAAACGTCAACTTCACGGATATAAGAATGGTGATCAATATCAAAGGAATGCAATTATTAATGAAGCTCAAAAAATGGGTGTTAACTCCATGTTATCTGGTCCTAAGACTCCAGTAAGAGCTTTGGTTGGTACAGGTTTAGGTACTGTTATGCGTCCTGTAGCTACCATCTTAGGTGCTACTGATGATATGACTAGACGTGGTGCTTTTCAATCTCTTGGTGCAATGGTTGATGCTAGACATGATGCTTGGAAGAAAGCTATAGCTGATTTCCAATCTTATAATCTTCATGAGGAAGGTTGGAGAGGTTTAACTCAATCAAAGAAAGATCAAGAATGGAATGCCATGACATCATGGATGGAACAATATGGATCTTTTGGAGATAGAGCTGCAGCCTTAATAGCTAATAACATGAGGGAACTGAATAAGTTACCTGTATTTAACTATGGTCCAAGGATTATGAAATCCATGGATACTTACTTTACTCAAATCATTGGTAGAGGAAGGCTTAGACAGATAGCATTTGATGATGTCTATACCAGAGCTAAAGATCAAAACATGGTCTTATCTGATTCAGATATGGCTGATCTTATTAGAGCTTCCGAGGTGGAGTTTGAAGGAAAGGTATTTACAGCTGATGGAATGGTGTCAGATGAGATGGCTAAGTTCTCTGCTGATGAAGCAAAGCTAACTCAAGAATTAAAAGGGTTTGCTAAGGATTTAGATCAAGCATTTGACAAGATGCCATACCTTAGACCGTTCTTCCTGTTTGCAAGAACAGGTGTTAACGCTCTGAAGATGACATCGAAATACACACCAGGACTTAACAAGTTCATTAAAGAACATGCTGATATCTCTAGTCTCCCCTGGGATGCACCAGAGATGGCTCAATACGGTATCAAGAGTCAACGTGACTTAGAACTGGCTCAGTCAGTTATGCGTGGACGTATGACTATTGGTTATGGAGTAACAGCTACAGCTTCCTTAATGGCACTTAATGGTGATATCACAGGTAATGGTCCTCCAGATAGGCAACTCAAGAACTCTTGGATGCAAGCTGGATGGCAACCTAGATCCATTAAGGTTGGTGGTAAATACATAAGTTATGAAGCATTAGAACCATTTAATATGTTCTTTAGTTTCATTGCTGATGTTGTTGACTCCCAGAAAGTTATGGGTGATGAATGGGCTGGTAACTGGTTCAGTAAGTCTTCTTATCTACTTAGTGCTAACGTAACTAACAAATCATTCCTTGCAGGTTTACTTCAATTACAAGATCTCCTTACTAGCCAAGGTGGTGATGCTGCACGTGTAGCAGCAAACTTTGCTAATAACCAAGTACCACTAGCAGGTTTAAGAAATGAGATAGGTAAAGTATTCTCTCCAGGTATGAGGGAATTAGAGTCTGGATTCTGGCAAAGTGTAGGTAATAGAAACCTATATGTTGATCTGAAAGGTGACGATGGGTTCCTACCACATAGGTATGACATTTTAAATGGTGAGAAATTACGTGATTATGATCCTGTAACAAGACTTGCTAATGCAATCCTACCTATAAACCTAAATGTTGGAACTAATGAAACTAGGGAAATGCTATTCCGTAGTGGTATTAGTTTTAAACAAACATTTAATACAGGTCCAAGAGGTCAAAGCTTAGAAGGTCATCCAGAATTAAAATCTAAATTCCAGTTCTATATAGGTCAACAGAATATAGAAGCTCAACTTGAAAAACTCTTTGAGAATCCTCAGATTGTTAATTCCATACTTGTGATGGAAAGAGATAGAGCTGAAGGTAGAACCTATGATCCATCAAAGAACATACATGGTGATGCTATTAGAGAGATCTTCAGTACTGCAAAGACAAATGCGTGGGCGTTATTACTAGAGAACAACCCTCAAGGTAGAGCTTTAGATTATGCACATAGCATGGGTCAGTTAGAAGATAAGTTAAGACGTGAAGGTAAATACCAGAAAGCAAAAGATGTATATTCCCAAGTTAAACAATTTGAAAAACAGATGAAAGTCAAATAACCACCCATATTCTAAAACAATAGCGATATGGCATTAACCCAAAATTCATATACAGGGAACGGGTCAACCGTTCTCTTTTCATTTACATTCCCATATTTACAGGAGGCAGACGTTAAGGTAAAACTTGACGGTGTGACTCAAGCAACAACTGCATATTCATTCGCCAACGCTACAACAGTTCAGATGGGCACAGCTCCTGGTAATGGAGTAACTGTACTTATCTTTAGGGATACAAACAACGATGCGAAGAAGGCTACGTTCTATCCTGGGTCTGCAATTAAAGCAGAAGATTTAAACGATGACTTTGACCAAATTCTTTATGTAGCACAAGAAGTAGATAACTACGCCATGACCACTCTCGGTGATGACGAGATGATTGGTGACTTCAAAATGGGTTCTAATAGAATTATTTTTGAAGGTGCTACTGCGAATGACCATGAAACATTTTTAACAGTTGCTGACCCAACAGCTGATAGAACAATTACCTTACCGAACGTTACTGGTACTGTAATTACAACAGGAGATACAGGTACGATCACATCAGCAATGATTGAAGATGGTACTTTTACGGACGCGGATATAAATGCTAATGCAGCAATAGCTGGTACAAAAATCAACCTTGTAACAACATCAGTACAAGGTGTAATGTCAGCTGCAGATAAAACAAAATTAAATGCTATAGAGTCTAACGCTACAGCTGATCAAACAGCTACAGAGATAAAGACTTTATATGAACAGAACTCAGATACTAATGCATTTACAGATGCTGATCATAGCAAGTTAGATGCAATAGAGGCTGGAGCTACAGGTGATCAGACAAACGCTGAGATTAGAGCTGCTGTAGAAGCTGCTACTGATAGTAATGTATTTACAGATGCTGATCACACAAAGCTAAATGCTATTGAAGCTAATGCTACAGGTGATCAAACCAATGCTGAAATAAGAACTGCAGTTGAGGCAGCTACTGATTCAAACGTCTTTACAGATGCTGATCATACAAAGCTAAATAATATTGAAACAGCAGCTACAGCAGATCAAACAGCTAGTGAGATTAAAACACTTATAGCTAGTTCACCATTAGATGCCTCACACCTAGCAACAAACTCAGTTACAACTGACGAAATAGCCGATGCTGAATTAACTACACTAGCTGGTATGCAGTCAGGTACTGCATCTATTCTTGCAAGTGGTACAGCTCTTACTGCTACTAATGCTGAAATAAATGCAGTATGTGATGGTAAAACTGTACAAACAACTATATCAGATACTGATGCCTCCTACCCTACAAGTGGAGCTGTTGTTGATTATGTTGCTGCTCAGATAGCCCCATTAGGTGG